TCATTTCGTGAACCTCTTCTTGAGCCATTCGCCAAGGTCGAAGCTTTCGACGGCGCGCAGCACGCTCTTGGCGATCGTCATGCCGAGGAAGCCGATCAGCATCCCGACAAGTCCGGCGTCGTTCGCGTCGCCGACGAAAAACCGGGAAATCCACGGCATCGCCATGAGTACCTTGATCGCGAACGGCGTGAAGTAGAACGCGCAGACCGCGCCGCAGAAAACCAGCCACATGGTCCGAACGAACGACGTCTCAGGGCGGAAATAGAGCAGCACCACCGCACCGCACGCTCCCGCAACAGCTATTTTCGCGTTAGCAAACCACGCAGGATGGACAGGAGGCGTATCCATCTATCGGCCCCGATCGCCCATGCGACGAACGCCGCGAAACCGACGGCGGAAACTGCTAACGCGCTGCCCCATCCCATCGAGCCACCCCCCTGCGACAATGCACTGTGCGAGCATGCATCCGTTTACGAAAAGCGCATACAGCCCCCAATCTCCTTGGCCCATTGTCGCCGAATATGTCAGATGCGCGGGCATCGTCGCTAGCGAGATGATACCCACCCGCCATGCACGATGGTTCGCGCGATCGGTTGTGAACCTCACCAGGCCGATGGCGAAAATGACTATGTTGATCGTGGCATATGTCAGGACGTGCGTGCTCCTGCTGACATCGGCCATCGTTACCGCCGCCGAGGCAACCCAGTACAGAAGCAGCGCGTGCCGCATCCAGTGGCCCCGCCCAAAAAAGAAGGCGGGGATCACGGCTGCGCCGGTAATCATGATGCCGACGTCAAAAAGGCGGGCGGGATCGAGCGTCATGCCGATCACCCGAACGGCGGCTCAGGAGGATTGGGCGGCGGGTTCTTCGGCGCCATCATCGACGCAATGAACGTCGCCGAAAGGCCAGCGTCTTCACCGCATTCGCCCAGCATATCAGACGCCGCGTCATGCGCCGCCCACCATGCCGCGTCCGCATTGTCGAACATCGTTTGCAGCGATGCCGGTGCGCCGTTAGAAACAGCCGATGCGATGGCTGCCCCAAGCAACGTCATGTTGGTGTGCCCGGCGCCGATCTTCGAATGAACGTTCGTCACGTGGTCTTCGAGTGTCATTTTATGCTCCTTCAAATCAGCGCAGCGGTGCGCGCCAGGTTTATTAGTTCGTCGGGAATGAGTGCCCCCATGCGCGGCCCACCGACCGCCTCGGAGGGGTGCAGGACGTTGCCCTCAGCGTCGAGGTAATCGTCGAGATTCAGAGTGTTCCACCCCAAGCGCCCACGCAGGTCGATCACCGGGAACCCGTATTTATAGGCCACTGCGGTCAGGGCTGCGCAATAATCCTCGATCCGCAGACCTTCGGCGTTGGTATAAGGATCAACCCAGCTCGTGCGGGCATCCCAGCGGCCAAGTGGCGGGGTCATCCACACAATCAATTGGCCCGAGCTGAAGCGTGCGAGCAGCTTTGTGGCAACAGTTTCCAGAGCGCCGTAGTAGGTACTAGTGTCAAAACTTGTGGCCGCAATGGGGGTTATAGAGCCAAGCGGCTCCGACTGCCCCATGTCGTTGGTTCCACCCATGAAAAGAATAACATCAGCGCCAGTCGGGATCGCGTTTATGCGCGAATCCTGCACCATTGGATCGAACGACGAAACGCCGCCAGTGCCAACGGTAGAGCCGCCGACCCCGCAATTTGTGTGCGTCCCAAACTCCAATGCCTCAATGACCTTGGGTTGCCACCGGCCCTGCCCCGTGATGCTGTCTCCGAATGTAGCGAGATGCAGCCCGGAAAAACCGTTCTGCGCAACGAGTATCCTGCCGATTGCCTTTTTGTTAAAAATGATCGGGGCGCTGGTCCTGCCGGAAATGCCAACGCGCGTGGTGTTCGTCGGCGTTGTATAGATGGTGTTAGGATCGGTCTGCGTCACAGAGCCGTTTACGCCCTGCGCGGCGGCGCTGATCTGGTCTCCGGCCGCGTCATAATAGTGGATGGCGTAATAGCCCTCTGCAGGGCCGATATCGGTCGAAACTGTAAAAGTCTCACCGCCACCGATGTCGAAAAAGGCATATCGGTCGGATGCGCCGACGGTCTGAATGTCACCGCCTGCCGCGATGTAATAGCCATCTGCGGCAATCTTAGGGGTCTGTGTAACCATGCTCGAAATCCCGTCCCGGATTTCGGCAACATCGGCGGCCGTCGAAAGTGGCGCGTCGGTCAGGAACTCGATTTCAATGTCATGGGTGTTATACCCGTCCACACCAATGGACCGGGCACTGGCCGGGATTTCGAAAACCTCATCCCTGTAATTCGCCCCGGCCTCGCCATCGACGCGGGAAAGATAGCTTGATGCCCCGGTGTCCGAATACCAGCTGATCAGCTGGACCGACGACAAGGCGCCGTGGAAATCAGTGCCGATGCGAACACGCGTAGCACCGTCCGGGATCGGAGCGGTGGCATAGCGATAGCTTGACGCGCTCTGCGCAGCGCCGGACCTGTCGAGGTAACTGTCTTCTACCTGCGTAATATCTCCGGCAGCCCATGCGTTAAGCCGCATGTTCGCGAGGGCCGATGATGCGGTATTTTCCGCGATCGCAGGCTCTGCCGCGTCCAGCCGCGTTTCATGATCGGCGACGTCGAGCGCCAGCGCGCGCGCCGATGATTTCGAGCAACTGTCCTCAGTGATCGGTCGCGCCAGCGTGCCGGAGAACACCCCTGCTGCGCAAACCGCAAACGCACCGCTGCCGGCGCTCCGGGTGGTGCGGATCAGCAGCCGGTCAGTGCTGCCATTGGGGGTCAGCGCCCCGAGGCTTATTTCCTGGGCGGCGTCATTTCCCACAACGGCGGTGGTGGCAGTGCTCGTCTGCGGAGATGACGATGTGCGCGATTGCGCATAGACACTTACGGTCGTGCCAGACTCGACCCACAACTGCACCGATATGGCATGTGCCTTTCCGACTTCCAGCGCAAGATCCGAAAGCTGTGCGGTGATATCTATAGTGTTGCCGGCTTCAGTCTTGACCGCCGAATTACCAAAGGCGGAAAGGGTGTCATCCCACGATACCTCTGGCGTCCCGCCGTACACAAATGCGCGCGATACGCTGGGGTTATCCAGGTACATCGTGGTCGCGGCGGTCGGATATTTTGCCTTGAGCGCCACGAAAAGCGCATCATCCCATAGATTTTGAGAGCTGCTGTCCGGCAGCGCGGCTACATCGCTGCGCTCCGCAGCCGTCATTACTTTGGCGTCGGATGTCTCCCCCACCTGATCGGCATCGACCACCTTGAACGCCCCGCCGGGCACCAGCTTGCTGGGAACACGCGCCATCAGATAACCTCCACGGGAACAGTGCCGGTCAGCTTTTCGGGGGAGCGCAGCACGATGTAATCAAGTGTCGCGCCGGCAGCGGTCGTGACGCTCACGGTCGTTTTCACCGGCTCTTCATCGAACCCGAAAATCTTGTACGATGCCGGATCGCCCAGCGCGGCGGGATAGGCGAAAAAGATGTACTTGCCCGGATCGGCGCCGCCATCGACGCTCAGCGACTTGCCCCGCGCATTGCTCAGCTCGCTTGAGGCCAGCCCCACCACGCCCGCGCTATCGAGCGTCGCGCTGTCCGACGCGCCCCAGAAGCGCCGGTTGAAAAAGGTGATGCTGGCCGACGCGCTGGCGCTGTTGTCGGTTCCGGCAGGCGCGGCGCCATCGGTCACCGCGAGCGTGTAGCTCTTGTCGGCCGTGACGCCGGTGTCCCCGGTCGATCCGTTGCCCGGCGTGACGGCATCGCCGTTGAGCGTCTGCGCCGTCACGTTGCCGGTAACGGTATAGCTGACCGTCGGGTTCACGCTGGCGCCGATCTCGGCCGTCGCCGGCGACACCGAAAGCGCCGTGATCGCAGGACTGGTGTAGAGGAGCTTGTCGAGCGCGTCGGATATGGTTCCGCCGTCATAGGCGCGCAGCAATGCAAGCACTTCGGAATCCGTGGCGTCGGATGCCACCGGCACTCCGTCTATCTCCCCGGTTCGGCGCGCGACGTCGGCGAAACTTTCGCCGCGCAACCCCTTGCTTTCGACACGAAACGTCATGCGCCAGGACCTTTTTCAACGTTGAATTGATATGCCTCGATCGCGTGCACGGTGTCGGCGGGCTCGGTCGCGTAAAGCACGCCGTGCAGCGTGAAATCGCCCGTCGTATCGGCCACGCCGGCCAGCGTCGCCGGTGCGATCCTGATCGAATATTCCCCGTCCGCGGCATCGATCGGCCACATGCCGTCCGCCGTCACATCGGCCGCATCGCCCAGATCGATGTCGGCTGCGGTCCCCGCCTGGCGGCGCAGTTCGAGCGCAAAGCTCCACCCCGTGATATCGACGCGGACGTTATTGTAGAAAAGCGCGAAGCTGCCTTCGAATCCGGCCTCCTCGCGCACCGAAATGATGCGCGTTTCCATGCAATACCCTTCGATTTGCGAAGCTATTCGATCTTCCACCAGGGCGGCGCGCCGGGTTCCCCGTCGACATCGCCGCCGCCCGATACGGGCGTCTGAATGAATCCGACGAAATGGCGATAGGGGTGCGCGGGCGATGGCCCGGCATCGGCGGCGGTGGCATAGGCGGCATAAGTCACGCTGCCCCCGGCGCGTGCCGCGTCCTCATACCCGACATAATAACCGGTTTCGAAGCTCAGTCCCGTGATCGACCCGGCATCAACAGAAACGTCCTTGTCGGGATAACGCCGGGTATGCGCCCCGATCGAAACATCCGCCGTCGCGTCGCTGGCGCTCAACGCCGCGCCCACCGGATAGCTGTTGATGACCAGATTTGCCGTTTCGCCGTTCGCCGGCATCGTCACCGGCCCCAGGATAAGCCGCTCGCTCGCCACACCCGCGCCATAGCGAAACGAAACCGCCCCTTCGTAATCGGTCAGCGGCGCCAGCCCGGAAATCATCTGCACCGTCGTCGAAACCGGCGCCAGCACCGCGCGCTCCCAATTCTCGTCCTCCGTCGCGCCCGCATCGTAAACGCGAACCTCGAACTGGATCTGCGCCGCATAGGGATCGTCCACCGCGCCGGTGAACGCAGCCGCAGGCACGGATTGCCCGCCCTCGCCCTCGCTGGTCGCGCTCAGCGCCCAGCTCCCGCTCTCCGGCGCGGCATATTGATCCGGCGGCGTCTGCGCTTCCGCCGTGGTGCCGTCCGCGATTTCGTCCGCCGTCGACCAGATGAATACGTTCGCCGCGATCTCGCGCAGCGCCAGCGTATTCTGCCATTTCTGATCGAGCGAATAGCTTTCGATGCGGAAAACCACACGCGCGCCCTTCAGATATCGCGCCGATGTCCAGCCGATCCAGTCGCCTTCCTCGAGATGCGCGAAACGCGGCCCGAGCACGATTTTCCCGGTCTTCAGAAGCCGGCCAAGCCTTCTGATTATTTCGGCGACACGCTGCGCCTGCGTTCCCGAGGTCACGAAACGAAGCGTCGGTGTCGCCAGCCGCTGCCCGGCATCGGCTGTCACGTCCGCGCTCACACGGCGAACGGGACAGCCGTGATCGGCCCATTTCTGATCCGGTTCGACATAGCGCGCAGCGACCGTATTCACCCATTGCTGGTCGGCCTCTCCGCGATAATCCTCGAATTCACGCGCCGTCCCGACAATCAGATCATCGTCGGTTATTTCCGCCACAACCGGTTTTGCCATGCCGGGATCGACACCGATTCCGCCTTCCGGCTGTATGACAACACCGCCCATTGCGGCGGCGAATGCTTCCTCGACTTCGCCGAAACTCTCCGCAGCGGAAACCACACCGCTGGCGCGATAGCGTTTTTCGCTGCCGCCCGCTGCCAGCGCCACATCTTCGTCGCACACATTGGCGGCCGCGATCACGCTGTCCGCCGGGATCTGTTCCGGTGCCAGGCCGCGCCCGATCAGCAGCTGATCCGGCTGATCCACGCGATTGCAGGCGTAAATGCCGCGATCGTAGTTATCGCGGCAGATTTCGGCATTGTCGGTCCATTCCCACGTCGACGGATCATTCCAGCGATGCAGTCCGCTGCCGCCGGCCACCGTCGAATCCTTGCGCAGATCGTACAGTTTTGCACCCCGAAGCACGAACAGGAATGTCGGACGCGTCGGCAGTTCCGGCGCCTTTTCGTCTGAAGAGTCCGCCTTGTACGCCACCACCATGCGGCAGAGCCCGCGACCGCGATCGTCGGCGCTCCACCCACCATGATCGACCAGGATCGAAGGAACCGTCTGACTCTCGGTTCCAGGAAGGAACCACATCCACAACTGACCCTCTCCGACCGCCGGTTGCGTTCCGTTTCCAGGCCAGGCGAAATATTTGTCGTCCAGCCAATATCCCTCGATCGCGTCGCACTCGTGATCGGCCAGGTCGATCACCAGCACTTCCCAGTCCGTCTTGCTCTTGCCACCGTAATTGAATGCATCGGCCAGGTCGCCTGCGGTCGCCGCGCGGCCGAAAATCGCCTTGCGCGGCGTTTCGCCGATCTTGATTCGCAGTTCCTGTGCCTGCCGCGACGGGCTATTGCGCAGCAGCGCGCTGGCGCCGAGCGAAAACAGCGTGCTGGCAATCGCCGCGCCCAGCGGCCCGCCCAGAATATATCCGCCGGCGGCGGCGGCGATCTGCCCGACCGTGATTGCGACTGTCTTTACGAAATCGCTCACGGTTCGGCGCTCCACGCCATCGCCATCGCGCGCCGCGGGGCGCGGACATGGCCGGTTTCACCCGGCCCCACCAGAGTCATGCCCTCGACCACCATCAGCAGCAGCCCAAATTTCGGACACACCACGCCCGCGATATCGCCGCGCATCGCCATTGCGGGCGCGATCGGCGTCAACCGCGCGCTGACCGCCGCTTCCATCCCGCCCATCCGCGTCAGCACGCGCATCGCGCCCGTCGCGCTGCGCCAACGCGGCACGCCGCGCAGCGGATCGGTGCCGAACTGCGCCGCCACCGCCGCAGCGGCGTGGCGGACGCAATCGTTCGACGTCCAGTCGACAGGCATGCAGCTCCGCTCCGCCAGAAAGGCGGTCAGGGCGTCGACATCGCGCGCCATCGCTTCAGCCGAGCGCCTGTCCTGCGCGCCGCGGAACCGAACCGCCCCAGTACAGCGTCTTTTCGCCTGCGAAGCTGACGCGCGAAAGCCCGCCGTCATCGGCGTCGATCAGCCGCTGATCGGCATCCGTCCGCATCCGCCCGCTCCGTCTTCCGTGTCCGCGCGCCGCGCCTTCGGCGATCAGCGATACAGTCGCGGTGCCCCCCGCCGTTTCCGAACGCGGCAACCGGTCGACTCGCCCGCGCTGAAAAATATGCGCGTCGAGCAGAACCGTGCCACTGGCATCGAAAATCAATCGCCACGCCGTCACCGGCGCCCGCTGCACTTCCGATGCGTCGATCAGCGCCAGCGCCTCCGGGTCGATACCCGACAGCGTGTAAGTGATGCTCTGTGCCGCCGATCCCAGCGCCGCCGCCGTCGCACGCACCAGCGAACGATGACCCAGCCCGGTGAAGGGATTCCCCGCGCCGCGCAACAGATCGCTTTCCAGCGATCCCTCGCCGCTCCACACGCGGATCGGATCGGCACAGGCGATTTCCAGAGCCCCGCCATCACGCGCCGTTCCCGCCGCGATCGCCGCCGTCGCGGCCGCGCTGAATATCTTCACGGCCGCAAATCCTGCACCGCCGCGATCGTCCCGCCCGCCACCGCCAGGCGCCGGTCGATCGCGCCGACGCGCCGATCGGCGGGAACGAAGCGCATCACGCACCCCGGACGATCCAGATGCGCAATGGCGGTGGCCGGAACCGCCAGCGAAACCGCCGGCTGCACCGGAACGGTCACCACGCCGGACGCATTCGCGAACCACATGCCTTCGTCCACGCGCACCAGCGCCCGCCGGTCGTATGTTCCGGCATCAGCGCCCGCCGAATCCCATTTGAACCCGACATAATCGCCCGTCTGCAGGATCATGCCGGAAGGCAATCCCTCCAGCGTCAGTTGCGGCTCGCCTTCGCCGTCGATCGATTGCGACCAGTCCGATGCCGCGCCGGTGAACGGGCCGCTGCCGTCCGCCTGCGTCATCGCCGCAAAGCCCTGAAGCACATATTTGAGCGGATAGGGCCGCGCCAGATCGCGCGCGACGAAGCTGCGCCGCGATGTCGCCACCCGCGCGGCCCATGCCCGCCAGATATCGGACGTGCGCGCGCCCATCTTTCCCAACTGCCACTCCGCCGCCCATAAATCGCTTCCCGCCGCGATCGCGCCCCCGCGCCCGCCCGCCTCCGGCGACAGGAAATCCACTGTCTGCGGCTCGAAATACTGCAGAGCCGCACCACGCACCGGCATCGTGTCCAGCGGCGTCACGGGTCAGCGCAGCCCCAGCACGCCGTTGATGCGCTGCTGCGCGTCGGCAACAGCCTCGACGGCGCGATATTCGATCGTCCCGTTCATTTCGCGCACCGCAGCCTCCAGTCGCGCTACAGCCGCCGAATCGGCGCCCCGAGCATCGATGTAAAATGTCGGCCCCGGCGCCGATCCCTGATCGTTCGTGGCCAGCATCCGCCGCGTGTCGGCGGCGGTATGAATGCGCGTTCCCGCCGGGAAGCGGGCAAGCTCGGGGCCATGCTCGCCGGTCAGCGCAAGTCCGCCGGGAAAATCCAGCGTGCCGGGCGCGAAACCCGCGATCATCGAACCGATGCTTGCGATCCCCCCGCTGGCGCCGCCCGCGCCGCCGCCCGACGATCCGCCGATGCCCAGCAGCGACCCGATATTGCCCAGCGTCGGCAGCGAATCGTCGCCGTTGATCAAGTTCTTGAACGGGTTGAGCAGCGCCAGCTTGATCAGCTCGGCACGGATCATCGCCAGCACGTCCATCCCCAACTGGCCCCAATTGTCCCATTGCTGCGGGTCGAGCACGGTGTCGGCGAATTCCTCGCCGAACCGGCGCGCTTCGCGCCAGGCGTCTTCCTGCCGCTTGATCGCGTCGTACATGTCGGCGATCGCGTCATGCTGCCGCAGGATCAGGTGATATTCCGCGTCCGCCGCCGTGATCCCGTCCGCGCGCAGCGACTGGATCAGCCGCAACTGATCCACCGCCCGCGCGCGTTCGTCATTGCCCGCGCGCACCAGCGAAAGCTCGAGCGTCGCCATCTCGGCGGCATCGCTCTGCCGCGCCAGATAATCCCGCACCCGCTGGTCGCGCTGCCGCGCTTCCTCGGCGGCGTCGGTGATCGCCTGCTGTTCCGCCGCCGCGCGCCCGCCGTTGCGAATGGCATCGATCCCGATCGCCGCGCCCAGATTGTCCGCCGCAGCGCGACGGCCCCAGTCGCGCGCCGTATCACCTGTGATCAGGCCCGCCCGCGTCAGCGCCGCGATCTTCTCCAGTTCCTCGCGATAGGCGCGCGCAGCCGCCGCGACGGGATCGTATTTCTGCTCGAGCGAGGTCAGGTCCTGCACCAGCTCGCGCGCGGACTTCGCGGCCGCGCGTTCTGCCGCCCGCGCTTCGCGCTCCGCCGCCCGGCCCGCGCGGGCTGATTCGCGCTCGGCTTCCTGCGCCGCCTTGATTTCTTCGTCGCGCCGCCGCTGCAGAGCCGCCAGTTGCGCGCGATAGAGCTGTTCGCTCATTCCTCCCGCGACAAACCGGTCTTCCAGCGACGCCTGCGCCCGCTCGTACCGCAGCGTTGCCGCCGCTGCCGCATCGGTGGCCGCTGCAACTTCGCGGCGGGTGATCGGGATCTGCGCTTCGCGCAGCAGCTTCCGCGCCGTCGCGATGCCTTCCTCCGCAGCCGTAACCTGTGCGTCAAATCGGTGTACCAGCAAGCCGGACGCCACCACGCCGCCTTCGCCCTCCATCGGGTTTTGTGCCGCAAGAGTCGATCGCGCGTTTTCCAGATTTGCCTTGGCCTGCTCCCGCGCGGCGATCGCCGCGGTCAGCGCGCCTTTCGCATTGGCATAGGCCTGTTGTTCGGCCGCGAAACCGACCTGAATCTGCTTGCGCTGCGCCTGTTCCAGTTCCTTGACGGCGGAAATCAGCTCATTGACCGACATTTTCTGCCAGTCGATGGCCTGACTCAGATCATTGGTCTGCGCTTCCGCTTCTTTCGACCGCCCGATGAAGGTTGAAAGCAGCAGCGCTCCAGCGGTGAAGGCAAGCCCCCAGGGGCCTATCATCACGCGCGCGGCCTTGCCGGCAGTTCCTTCCATGAAGGCAAAGGCGCCCGCAGCCTGCGTAGTTTGAATCGTCAAGGCCTGCAGAATATTCTGCCCCATCGACGCCTGAATGAACACGTCCTGGAAGCTGTAACTCACCTGCGTCATGGCACTGCGCATTTGCCGCGTGCTGACGCTTGCCTGCCGCCGCACTGCATTCACTTGTTCGCCCACGATCGCTTCCCGGCGCAGCGATTGCACATATTCCTCGCTCGCCCCGGTTGCGAGCATATATGCCTTCACATCGGCATCCGCCGAAGCCTTCCGCGCCGCCTGAATCCGCCGTTCGTCGGCGGCAAGCCGCTCCGCCTTCCGATCCGCCGCCGCGATCGCCCGGTTCGCGCTCTTCTCTTCCTCGCTGCCGACGGCGTGGACGGCATTGACCACCTGGTCGCCGCCCTCCACGCCCATGCGATAGAGAAGATTGGCAGTCGCTCCGGCCATTCCGATCGCTTTCCTTATTCCTGCGCCGCTTCGGGCGTGTCCGGCTGATCCCCATCATCCGCCCGCATCGCCGCGATCAGCACCGCCTCGACCCCCGGCAGCACATCCGCCAGCAACCCGCCGTCCGCGCCCATCTGGCGCCCCATTTCAAGCACCGCCCCGAAATCCATCGCATAGGCGCCACCAAAACCCGCGCGCAGCTGGCGCGAGCAGGCGGTGATTACGCTCCAGACGGTTTCGCCTTCGTCGCTCTGCGGCGCGTGGAGGCGGTACGGGCATTCCGCGCACCGCCCTTTTTGCGCGGCGCTGCACGGTTCGTACCGGCAATATTGTTCTCCGGCATCGCCCCCGCCCCAATGCCATTCGGCGAGGGCGACGATCCGTTTTTTTCCGCGTCCACGGCAAGCACCGGAACCACCAGCCTGGCATAGGCGGCGGTGAACAGCGCATCGTCGGCCAGGAACATTTCCCAGCTCGCGTCGCCGATCGGCACTTTCCGGCCCTGGGGATCGGCCAGCCCGCGCCAGTCGCTCACCCGCGCCCGGATCATCGCCGCGCCATAGGCTTCACCGATCGCAGTCTTGCGCTCGAAATCCTCGATTTCGTTCGCCACGCCTTCCCCGGCTTCCGGTTCGCCGCCACCGTCCGCATCCTGCGCGATCGATGCCAGCGCCTTGCGCCGGATCGCCCGCGTCGCCGGGTGCGCCAGCACTTCCACCGCCACCCGCTTCCCTTCCGCCGGGATCAGCGTGATCCACTCGGGCTCACTGCTCTGCATCCGATAGAGCGTCATCAGTAGCTCGCCACATCGTTGATCAGCGTCGCCGTCACCATCGCTTCGCTGCTCGGCTTCGCCGCCAGCACGTTCGCGGTGAACTGCAGCCCGCGCGGCCCTTCCGTCGGACGCTTGAACCGGGGAAGGAACAGCCGCGGCGTCGCGATCGCCAGCGAATTGGCGCCCTTCGTCCAGCGCCGCGTGACGCTCACCGGCTCGCCCGCCGTCGCCGCGTCGAACAGCACATGATCGGCGAACCGCATCACCAGATTGCCGCCCGCCATCGCCATGCCCGGATCCGCGCCGCCGATCAGGCCGTCGGGCCGCACATCTTCCAGCACGTCCAGATTGTTCGAATAGCTGAATTCGGCGGACACGACATTCGCCAGCGTTTCGCCGGCGAGCTGCACTTCGCCCCGCGCCTGCACGAACCGCTGCAGCGCGCGCTGCGTCGGCGACGTCGCCAGGCTGCTGGCGCTCGGGTCCGTTTCCTGCTGCGCCACCATGCCCAGCACGGCGTTGAGCAGCCCGCTCCGCTGATGCGAAATCCGCAGCGTGTTTGCCATCACGCCCAGATGCGGATGATAGGGCTTGGCAAGCTCGGGATGCGCCACCTCGAGCGCGGCCGAGGGCAGCGCATAGCTGCCGCTGGTGAAGACATGCGACATCGTTCCGCCGGTCAGCGTGGCGCCGGTCACCGTGGCGTTGCTGGTCGCCGACGCCGCAAGCGTGAAATCATTCCCCGCCAGCCCCGCAGTGTCGTGCGTCACGGTGACGCCCGTCGCCGTCCCCGCGTAGGTCGCTTCCGCCACGTCCGGGTCGGCCGATGCGTTCAGCGCGGCCGCGACCGCCGTCATCGTCGCCTCCAGGTCGGCGCCGATATTCACTTCGTCGCCGCTCGCGCCCGACGAACGGAAGGTGAAGGTGACGCCGTTGACCGTGATCGTCGATCCCGTCGACGGCTGATCCGAAAACGTCCACCCGCCGCTCGCATAGCCGCTCGCCGTCGTCGTCGGCGCGCCGAAGAACAGCTTGAGCCAGAAACCGAAACTGCGCACATCCACCGGCACGGTCAGATCGCCGGTCGCATTGTGCGGCCCCAGGATCGGATCGAACGGCTCGCGCCCCTGACCAAGGCTGTCGTCTTCGATCAGCGCATTTTCGCCGCTCAGCGCCGACGAAACGAACGGAAGCTGATTCCACTCGGTTTCGGCGGGCGCCACGCCGTAACTGCTCTCGATCTTGCCGACCAGCAGCGCATTCGCACCCCGCGCACGTCCCATAACCATTCTCCTTCAGAATTTCACGCAAGCCCGCCACCATTCGGTTCGAGCGAAGTCGGGAACCACTCAGTTAAGCGGATCGCTCGACGAATATTCGACGATCACCGTCACTTCGCCGACCTGCACCGGCTCGCCGACCTGCATCTGGTCGCTGTCGAACGGCGTTTCCTCGATCACTTGCATCGCCGCCGCCTCGATCCAGTCGGCCAGGCCGCCCAGCTCGCGGTCGGCGACGATCGCCGCGCCGATCCGCCCCGCCATCGCGTCCAGCGACGCCGCCTGATCGGGCGCAATGTCAGGCGCCAGCAGACGCAGCACGAAGGGCTGGCGCAGGTGATGCACCAGCGGCCCCAGCGAAACGCCGATTTCCTCGGCATCGTCGGGATAACCGGTTACGGATCCTGCTGCCGAAGCACGGAATGGCTCGCTCGCGGTCTGCTCGAACCCGCGAATGTCGGCACTGCCCGTCGCATAGCCGGCACCGCGCAACGCAGCAGTCGCCAGCGCCTTCAGCGCCAGCGTGATTTCGCGCTGCGTCGACATCGACCCTGCTCCGATCCTATTCGTCGTATTCGATGAAGGCGGCGATATTGCCGGGCAGGCGCGCGCCCCAATTGCGCCAGATCGCATCGAAATCCAGCCGCTTGTTTCCCGGCACGTCGCGCACCGCGACGAACATCAACAGGCTCTTGACCTTCTTTCCCCGGCGACGCCGCAGGAACAGGTGATAATTGCCGTTCGGCTGCTTCACCCATTGCAGACGGCGCCCGAACATCGCTTCGACTTCCTGCGCCGTCATCGGCGATCGCCACCCGCGCCCGCCCCGTTTGGGCACTTCCTTGGTCGGAATCAGCAGCCAGTTGCCCAGCGCGGGGGTGATAGAGGTTCCCCGCTGATAATGCCCCAATATGGCCGCCGCGCTGCGCGATCCCGGCTTGCCGGGCGCGGCATAGACGACGCCCGCCGGCGACATGCTCGATCCCGTCTCGGGATACACGTCACGCCGCACTGTCTTTGCGAGCCGATGGCCCAGCCCCGCGGCAAGCACATCGTCACGAAATTCTTCCTGCGCGCCCTTGATCGTCGCACGCATGCCCAGCATGTGCGCCCGCTTGAGCGCGGCGACCAGCGCCTTTTCATGCCGCCGCGGCGTCGGCGGGATCACCCTGGTACGCATCGCGCCCCTAAACCCCCGCTTCCGCCGTCACGCGAAACGGCATGTGCCACACCCGGTTGCGATCGAGCACCGGCTCGCCGCTCACCGTCCATTCCTCGCCGGTCGCCACGCCATCGGCATCGACCAGCGCCACCACGTCGCCCCGCGCGGGCGACGCGACCTCCGATTGCCGCACCCGCAATTCCTCGCGACGCGAAATCAGATTCAGCTCTGCGACATCGTCCATGCTGTCCAGCACCTTGCGCCGAACCCGCACCACATCCCCGCCCGCCCAGCGCGCATCTTCCCCGAACTGGCGGAATACCGCATCGATCATGCGCGTTCGGCGAGCGGGAAAGGACATGGCGCGGAACCGATCAGGCCGTGATCTGGCCGCCGGACTCCATCGCCGCGATGATGGCGTTGATCTTGTTCTGAATCGTCGTCATCCGCGTATCGACATCGGCCTTCGACGCCGCATTGCTGCCCGTCCCGTCGACACCGGTCACCGCCGCCAGGCTGATATCGGCGATCGTCGCGCCGGCAGCCACGCCGCGCGGCCACAGCTTCACCTTCGCGCTGGTCGCGGTGGATGCCGCATCCTCGGTCACCGCACCGACCAGCACGTTGCCGCTGGCCGTCTTGGTAAGCCGCTTTTCGGTGGCATCCCAATAGGCCGGGTCGCCCTGATCGAGCGCCTGCGCCGTCGCATGCGTTTCCTTGGTGAATTCGAACACCCCTTCGGTCCACCCCGAAAAGGTCTCGTCTTCCGCCGCATCCGTCGCTGCGACGCACAGAAAGCCGCCGATGACGTAGAGAAGGCCGGAAACGACGCCGCCCGAGGGCGCGACGAAATCGATCGCATCCCCGTCCTGAACGAAATTCTTCATGTTGAGTCTCCGCGATGCGGGGGCAGCAGCGCCGCCCCCGGTAAAGGAAAAGGACGGCTCAGGAGCCGGTATAGGGGTTGCGATAGGCGCCGCGATAATCGGTGGCGCCGGCGTAGAAATCGAGCGTCACGCGCCACGCCATGCCGTCCACGTTGAACGGCTCTTCCATCATCACCCGCGGCCCCGGCGCGCTGCGCAGATAGCCGTAGTGGAAGACCGGGAGCTGAGCCGGATCGGCGTAAAGCTCCCACGCATTGCCCGAAACCGTCGCATCGACCACGGGAGTCAGCTTGCCCGAGAACGGGTTGACTTCGCTCGACTGCGTCGGCGTCACGCTCGCCAGGAACTTGTCGGCGTTGGTTTCTTCGTCGGCGCCCACCAGCATGAACTTCGGCGCGACGTTCATCGTGTTGCCGTCGATATTCTCCTGCTTGCGCATCGCCGCGCGACCGGCGCCGACCGTCGTCACGTCGATCGCCCCGCCGCTGGCGGCCAGATTGCCGTGATCGGCATGGAACACCGCCTTGCCGTCCGAAAGCTTCGGCCCGGCGCCGTTGTTCTGCCCCTTCATCGCGAAGAACGTCGCATTCTCGAACTGCGCGATAACATCGCCGATCGTCGCGAACACTTCGTCGAACGCGCCCATATCGTCATTGACGATCGCCTGCCGCGACAGCCGCAGGATGCGGCCATAGGAACCGAGTATCACGGTTTCGCGACCTTCGTTGATCGTCCCCGACTTGATCTCCCCGTCTTCCTGATAGGGCTTCAGCGTCGGGAAGTCGCCGACGCGCAGCAGCTTCGTTTCCTTGAAGTCGGTCAGATCCTTGCGCCGCGAAATCGCGCGATAGGTCGGCGTCGCCAGCTGATAGCGCGCCAGCAGCAGCTTGTTCGCCGCCGCTTCGAGCAGCAGCGGGAAATCCGACGACGTATTCGCCGCGCGCATGATCATCGTCGCATCGCGTTCGCGCGGCGACAGCCCGGCGCGCGAACGGGCAATGTCGAGCAGCGAATAGTCCATATATTCGCGCGCGCCTTCGCCCGGCTGCGCCCCGGTGCACCGCGCCACGATGGCGTCGACGATCAGACCGCGCGTCGCCTGTTCGTTCTGCCCGGAAACCGCGATCGGACGTCCGCCGGTCGAAATGCCGCCGGTCGCCGCGCGCTGCGCTTCGCCTGAAGCCTCGCCGAGACGTTCCCAGGCGGTTTCGACGCTGATTTCACCGCGTTCATTCTGGTCGATCAGCAATCGCGCCTTCGCTTCCATGCCTTCGCCGAACGGGCGAGCCATATCCATGAACCGCATCGCGACACCGGCACTGAAACGCTTCACCGTCTCACTTTGCTGGCGGTGTTCGGGCGGAGCGGGCGGATTCTGCGCAGGCGGCTGCGGAGCCGTCTGCGTTGCGGCGCCGCCGCTCTGTTCGGAACGGTTTTCGACGGCCGCGTCGCCGCTGGCCGCCTGCGTCGGGGCAGTCGTCATGTCGTCATTCTCCTGAGATGCCGGCAATGTGCGGCGAATGGTGCAGGGATGTCCGCCCTGCTCGGTTTCGCGGTTGCTGCGCACCTGCGCTCCCGCATCGAAGGGGACCGGAACGAAACTGATCTCGACCGGCTCCCAATCCGTCGCGCGATACAGCGCGCGGGCGCCGTCGCGTTCGGTGACTTCATAGGTGTGGACGATATAGCCCACCGAAATATTGCGGATCAGGCCCGCACCGATATCGGCTACGATCGAAGCCAGTTCCTCGCGCCCGGAAAGCTGCACCGTGGCGATGCCTTCGCCGTTTTCCATCCGCGCGCTGCCCGGCACGACGACACCGATCTGGTTTTCCAGATCATACTGACGATGCGTATTCAGCACCGCCGCGCCGTTGTTCATCCGATCGAGCCGAACCGCGCCGTCATCGGTCGCCAGTTCCTCATCGATCATTTCGAACCGCGACCAGTTGAAACGCGCGCCGCGCGCGCCGGTCGTGAACGTCACGTCGATCGTGCGTGCTTCGGCATCCCAGCTCGCCGGCTGCGTCACCATCGGGCGCGTCGCCATTTCCGACTGCACCAGACGTTCCTCTACCGGCTGACCGGCAAGCGAAGCCGCCGCCGGCGCTTCCGCCGTCGTTGCATTCGTCACTGTCGTCTCCTTTTCAGTTCACCGTGCCGTCTTTCGGCGCCAGCCACCCGACCGCCTGCTGCAGCTGCCCCGCATCGGTCACCCGGCGCGGATCGCTGTCCAGCGCGAGCCCCAGCTTGTCGATCAGGTCGTTCATCGCCTTCAGTTCGGCGAAATGCTCTTCGACGTTCAGACCCCGATCGCCGAGCGAACGGCGGATCGTCTGCAGCCCGGCTCGGATTTCCATGATCTCGCCCGCCAGATCCTTGATCGGATCGACCATGTACCGGCGGGGCAGCGCCCAATTGAACCGCACGTCCAGAAAGCGCGGATCGCGCTGCGTGATCGCCGTGCGCACCATGATCCGCTCCGCCATCGGGCGGCTGAGCAACGGAATGATTTCATTCTGCTGCCAGTCGGTGATGCGCGAATAGGCCCCGTTCATCACCGCACGCAGCGTCGTATAGTTCGCGCCTGTCGTGTCGCCCGTCATCAGATGATAGGGCGCCAGATTGGCCGATACGCCCGCCAGCTGCTGCCGAATGAACTCCACGGTCCCCAGCGCCGGCGACGGATTGACTACCGTCGCGCTTTCGCCCGGCTGAAACCGCGCGATCATCCCCGGACGAATCGTTTCCTCCAGCGGCCCGCGCCCTTTGTCGCCTTCGGCTTCATCCTGTTCGCCGATCGCCATCGGCGAACGGGCATCCCCCGGCCCCGATTGCAGCACGATGGCAAGACAGTTCTGGATCTTCTCGCGCAGCGCGCGGGCATCCTCGACATCCTTGATGTCGCGCATCGTCGTCGCGACTGGAGCCAGCCACGAAATGCCGCGCGTCTGCCCGTGGCGGATGCGTTCGAACAGGTGGTCGACATGCATCGCATCGACCCGCTTCGACGCTTCCCAGCCCCCGGTGATGTCCTGCGGATGATGTTCGTACAGCCAATAGGCGACGCGCATCCCGTCGCGGTCATATTCGACACCCTGAACGATCTTGCCGCCATTCCTCAACTGGCCCGTTTTCGACATGTCCAGCTGCGCGCCTTCCATGCCGACCACACCCGTATTCGGCAGCCGCCCGTCCGATTTCCACAAGGCCAGCGATTCGCCGCCGACCATCATTTCGCGAACCGAAATCTTGCCGAAGCCGAACCAGTCCCCGAACCCGTCGATCCGCGATTCCGCCGCGCGATCCAGCGCATCCTGAGCGCGCTGCTGGACGCGCTTGACCGGATGCACGGCCTGCGCCGCGATGCCGTCGCCCCACGCCATGCTGACCATCTGACTGATCGCGGCTGCGGCATATTTGTTGTTGCGCACCAGGTCATGCGCAACCCAGCTCATTGGTTCGCGAGCGCGGTCGCTCACCGCATCGGCCGAACCACCGCGCCGAACCCGTCCGCGATTGGCCCGGCTCGCCTCAGCGGCATCATATCCGCGAAGCTGCGCCCGCCCCGCGTCCAGCGCCGCGACACGCAACCGCGCTTCGGCGCGGCGCGCATGCCATTGCGGCGCGACCACTCCGATCGCGCGGTCGATTCCCTCCGAAATATTCATTTCAGTTCGGATCGAACACGGCGACCGTGGTGCGCGGACGCACACCGCCGGCGGGCGCCGCCTCCGTCGCTTCTTTGCGCTTCAGATAGTCCAGCGCCTGCATCATCGCCGGAACCGACTGATAGGTGACGCGCTCGCCGTCCGATTCCACGGTCAGCTCGCCGCTCGCAAGCGCCGCCTCCAACCCGGCAATCTGATCGGCAGTCGTCGTCACAGGTAATTATCCTTTCGTTCGATATAGCCGCTTTGCGGCGACGCCTTTTTCGGCTCGGGTTGCGGCGCCGCCGCTGCCGCCACCTGAGCCGCACCAACCCCGCTCAGCAGATCGCCCTGCCGCGCATCCTTCGCGGCGTACCGCTCTGCCCGGTGCGCCGACCAGTCGGCCTCGCCCAGCGTGTCGAGCATCAGCTTTTCGGTCGCCGCGATGTTATAGACGCGGCAGTCGAGATAATGGTTTTCGCGGCCCGGCATCACCGTCCACCGGCGATCGGGAAACCCCTTCACCATCTTGACGGTGATCGTTTCCGCCACCGCCATTTCGAACCAGTCTTCCGGCGTGTCACGGCTCAGATGCACCCGCCCCACCGGAACCTTGATGTCGCCGCCTTCCGATACCGCGGCGTTCACCGCCGCCAGCGTCGCGCGCAGATATCCGTACCAGCTCAGCTTGACGCCATTGACGCCGACAATATGCGCCTTGTCGTCCGCGCTGCGCGACGCCGCGCCGGCACGATGCCCCTGTGCTTCGTATCGCACCGCGACACCGCGCCCCAGCACCGGCAGGCCCCATCCCGCGCGCCCGAACACCGCCAGTCGCCGCGCCCGCTTCGCGCAATAGGCTTGCGCCGCTTCGGTGTGATAGCCCGCGTCGACGCATTCCTGATCGATCGGGAACGTCTTGCCGCCCGGAAACGTCACGCCGCGCTTGCTGTACGCGTCCAGGTCCGCCCACGCCCCCTGTCCCGCCACATCGGTCGCGCCCGGCAGAAACCGAGCGTCTAGCTGCCAGCTTTCCTTGTTTGGCCCCCATCCGACCAGCTCCAGATAGAGCCCGTCGCCCTGCACGTCGACGCCAAGCGTCGTCACCACCGGGCCGATCGGCATCTGCCCCCGGCCCCAATCCTGTTCGCGCAGCGCCATCAGCGCTTCGTAATCCGGCGCATCGTTGCGCAGCTCGAATTCTTCGCCCTTGATCAGGTTCGTCCACGTCTTGAGCGCGTTGACATCGCCCTGCGCGGCAAGAAACGCACTCGCCATTTCCGACCAGCTCAGGAACGTCGATATGATCCCGGGCAGGTGAAACCCGATCTTGCGGCTCGGCCGCATCCGCGCCCGCCAGCCCTGAAATGCTTCCTCGGTCAGCACGCGCGGAACGTCCGCGCCGTCGATTTTCAGCGAGAGCCACCCGTCGGGCAGCTTCATTTCCTGTTTCTGCCAATGTTCGGTCGGCGTTTCGCAGCACGGCGTCACCAGGTGCGCCAGCTCCGGCTCGCCGTCCGGCCATTGCAGGTCCGCCCATTCGGGCACGAACCGCGATCGGCAGTGCGGGCACTGCAGGTAGAAGCGGCGCGGATCGCCTTCGCGATACGCCCGCCCGATCTTGCTCGCGCCCTTGATGCGCGGCGTCGAAATCTTCAGTCGCTTGGCCAGTCCGCGCGATGCCCACACCCGCAAGCGCGCGTCCACCATGCCTTCCGGCGAGCCCTGTTTCTCCAGATCGTCGGGAAAATCGTCCAGATCGTCCTCGATCGCGAAGCGCACCGTGCGCTGGCGCAGACCCGCCGACGAGTTCGCCCCGGCAAGCAATATGTATCCGCCGCTGCGGGCGAACAGGATTTTCTCGGTTGTCGATCCGCTGCCGTCCGCCAGCCCGCGCGCGCGGATCGTGCCGCCGCGATCGGGCGACAGCCGGGGCGTAGCTTCGATCATCGGCCACAGCTTTTCCGCGTTCCACGCCGTTGCGGCCTGAAACGTCGGGTGCACCACCAGCGTCGCATTCGGCGCCAGATCGCTGATATAGCCGAGAAAGTTTTCAGCCACAGCCGAACCGCCCGACTGGGCACACTTCATCAGCGATACCGCTTCGCACGGATCATGGATCGACATCGCGTCCATGATCTCGACCAGTTCCGGCGCGGTTTCGTTCCGCCACCTCCCCGGAATCGGGGCGTCGTCGGGAAACCACCGCCATTGCGGCGCCCATTCGCTCAGCGTCAGCCGCGGCGGCGGCTGCAATCCTTCCGCGAACGCCTTGTTCAGCGCCACCGCATTCTTTCGCAACGCCGCGCCCGCCGCATCGCCGAAGCGACCATAGTGAAACGTCACGCCGCCTGTTCCTCGCCGTCGGCCGGCGCATCGTCCTGATCTTCATCCGGCGCCGCGAACACGCCGGCGGCGGCCTGTTGCGCCAGCTCGGCAAACAGCGCCGAAACTTCCGCATCCTCGAACGCCAGCAGATCCTTCACGTCGCGCATCGCCACCCGCTGCTCCGCCGATCCGCGAAGCCACGCCATCAACCGCTCGCGGATCGCGCGCCCGCCTTCGGCCAGCAACCGCTGCGCATCGACGCGCGGCACCAGTTCGCTGGCGGCGCTCGCATTCTTGAGTCGCTGCGAAACCAGCGCTTCCTCGGCCTGTTCGGCCTTGACCAGTGCCAGCGACCGCTGGCCGCCCGCCGTCGTATCCTCACCCGCCCCGGCGTCACTCTCGACGATCGCCGGAGCCGTCCCGCCGTTGAGACCCGCCGAAGGCCGCCCCCGCGTAGGATCGACCCGCGCATTCAACCGCGCGTCCGACCGCTCGACATGAACCATCGCCCGGCCTGCATCATCCTCGGCGAACACCAGCAGCCCGGCTTTCTTCCAGTTCGAAACGGCGGATTTGCCGACACCGCGATGCGCGGCGAAATCCGCCTGCGTCATCAACGTCATCGATTGAACTCTCTTCGGCCAGGTCGAGACAGCACCTTATCTTGCGCCGCATGAATCGCCTGCCGGAACTCCAATTGGTCGTCGCCGTGTTCGATCGGCAGCACAAGGAACGCGTTCCAGGCATCAGCAAGCTTTTCAACGACCGCCCGTTCCTGTTCGGTCAGCTTGGCCATTGTCGCCTCCAACACCTGATCTCGTGTGTTCACCCCCGATGTGAACAGTTCAGTTCACAAGGTTCAAAATCCAAAACCGCCCCTGAACCCGAAAACCCTGCGCTCAGCCCCACCGCATTAGCGGCCACCCCCCTGGAAAGGACCCGCTACCCCCCCCCTCCGTCCACCAAGGCCAACGGCAAAACGAGCATCGCCCCGCCAGGATGAAACCCGGCAGGGCGATGCAAGTTGATGACAAGGGAGAGGATATGCCCGCACGCGAACCGCGCCGAACATACATAGGAATAGGCGCAAAACGCCGCTCAAACGAACACCCAAAATTATCGCGAAGGGCGATTTTCAGGCTTGACACGATCCGGCGCGCCTAAGTCCTGCGTTCACGCCCCGGCACACCGCTCCCATCGCCCGCTCGTACCGACGCGACAGCGCCGCCGGCGCCGCATCGCCACCGATCTTGTCCGCCGCCTCTTCCCAACTTGGCCGCGCCGATCGTTGCAACTGCGCCAGCACGACGCCGATCAGTCCGCAATCCCGGCGCGGCGCATAGGCGCTTACCCATGCGAGCGCTTCCTCCATCCGATCCACTTCGACCGAGGACAGCGGCGGCAGCTTCGGGCGCGCATCGCCATGATAGTCGTCGCTGTCGATCTGATAGAGCCGCCACGCTTCCGCCTCGCTCAATCGAAACTCGCGATAGATGCTCGACACGCCGCTGCGCAGCCACCCGCGCTCGCGATCGGGCATCCGCATCAGAAAGCCCCACGCTTCCACCAGGCGCTCCTGAACCTCGTCATAGCTAAGCAACCCGTTCGCTTCGATCATCTTTACCACTCCCTTTTTCGAATGACGGACAGACAGAGGGAAAACACAACTTCGCACATGCGCATGCGCCCGCCTTATGGGGTTTCCGGCAAACGGTATCCGTGCTGTCTGTTCCGTCCGTCATCGACGCAATTCCGCGCCACACAGCGACGGATAGTTGACGGAGAGACAGACGGTTACACCCTTATTCGCTTGCCACTTTCCCTCTTGACATCTGCCCGGCCTTACCCATCGAAACCGCCGCTGCGCGAAATGACGGAGAGTTGCGGCAAACTGTCCGTCAACTGTCCGTCATCAGGGCGCCCCACCCAATTCGCTCCAATCGTCCACATCGCCCGGCGGCGCTTCGGGCGCGGCCTCGGCAGCAGCGCCATCGCTGCCAGCGTCGCGCAGGCGCGCACCCCGGCGCAGCACCTTGCCGCGCCGGTCCTTCCCCTTGACGATGATCTGCCTGTCGCCCAGCGCCCGCCCAAACGCCGCGTTACTCATCACCGCGCGTTCGTCGATTTCCTGCTCCTGGCACCAGTCCTTGTAGGAACGGTAGAGATCGGCCGCGAGCGTCAGGGCAAGCGGATCGGGCACGACGCATGCCGCCATCCACTCCGAAAAAGGGTTCGACGAACGCCGATACTCCTCGATAGCGTCCTGCACGTCCTCGGGCGGCTCCAGCCCCTCGCGCAGATAGCCCAGAATGCCGTCGACAACCCACGCCAGCACGGCGCTCCCGCCGCCCTCGGACGCCAGGATGCGGCGATCCATGCCCTTCACGATGGCGCCGCCCTTGAACTGGTGCGGCCACAGCACGATGACGATGCGGCGCCAGATGCCGTCATCATCGCCGCTGATCCGCGGGCGACTGTTGCATTCCATCACCACCTTGCCCTGCGGCTCGAATTCCTCTTCGGCGCCGTACAGCGCGCGATAGGTGACCGGAGAGCCGCCCGTGAACTGCTTCACGCGATCTTCGGCCAGCGCCTTGCCGCGCTTGGGCTCCTGCAGGCTGATCAGCCGCGTATCGCCGACAAACCGGATCAGCTCCGGCGTCGGCCCGCCCGCATCGCGATCGCCCGTGTCGATGAACGATTTGACGTTGCCCGAAACGGCATAGCCGCCCAGCACGATGCGCAGCACGTTAATTGCGGTCGATTTGCCGTCGCCGCCGCGCCCTTGCAGCAGAATGAATATCTGCTCGAGCGTCAGCCCGGTCGCGCAATATCCCATCAGCTTGTGAAAGAACCAGCGCACTTCGGCGCCCGGCAACGCGGTTTCCAGATGTTTCAGCCACTCGGCATTTTCCACGCGCGCGGCCTCGTCCTCGATCCACTCGGCCGTCGCCTTGCGCGTGATCAGGTCGGTGGGGTCGTGCGGGCGGAACGTCATGCCCCATTGCCCGTCCCCGTCGCGCCGGAATCGCAACGTCCCGTTGGCCACGTTCAGGGCGAGAGGGTCGGCATCGAAATCCTCGATCGATCGGTTCAGCACGTCCAGCCTAGCCGCCTGCTCCAGCATCGCCTTGGTGCGATTGGCATTGCCCGATTGATTGGCATGCTTCGCCAGCGCCTCGATACGGCCCTGCAGCATGTCCTCGGTCATGCCGTCGGGCCGCCGACGATCGCCGGTCAGCGCTTCGTTCAGCGCGCGGACTTCCTCGCGCATGTGCCGCGCGACTTCCATCGCTTTCAGCGCGGCAAGCCGTTCGCCATCGTCCCGGCTCCAGCACCCGTCGCGATAGGCGACCCAGCCCCAGCCCCGCACATGCAGCAACAGCCCGCCAGCATGCGCGACGAAGCGATCGGCATTGCCCTGATCGTTCATCTCGTGCCACGCCAGATCCCACGGATCGGGCACGATCACAGGAATCGCGTCAGCCATGCCCGCCTCCCCGGCGCGTTGCCGCGTCCATCGCGTTCAACGTCGCGATCGTGCCTGACAGGCGCTTTCGCGCCGCGCTGCGCTTCTCCGCAGCAGGATCCCTGCCCGCGAATTTCGCCATCAATCCCCGGTCGCGGTCGGACATCGCCGCCGGCGCGATGCGATCGGCCTCCACCGTTCCGCGATACAAATGGAACGTCGCCTCCGCCGCGCGCATGGCATCCTCGCCATGTTTCACGCATTTCTCGAACCAGTGCACGGTGGCGCCGATCTGCTTCGCGTCGAATCCTTCATCTTTCGCCATCGCCTTGCGCGCGCGCTCCTGCCCGCGCAGCACGGCAATCTCGGCGCGAATGTCCAGCAGTATGGTGACATGCTCCACCAGTGCCGCCGCCCGCGCTTCATCCTCCAGCCCCACGATATCGGCGGTCAGCATCTCGAGCGCGATCGCCGCCGCGTCAGGGCGAGTATCGGTCAGCCGCCGCTCGGCTTCGGCATCGATCAACCCGCCGATCGCCGCTTCATAGGTCGCCAGCAGCGCGTCGGCTTCCTCGCGATCGTCCGGCGCCATTTCCATCCGCGCGATCAACCGCCGGATCGTCCCCGCGTCGAAGCCATCGGCCTTCGCTTCGGAATAAACCGATCGGATATCCTCCGAAATCGCCGCGCGCTCACCCATCAGCCGGCGGATGCGTTCGACGAAATGGCGCAGACGGGAAGCGGTCACTGGCCGTACCCCATGCCGGGAAGCGACTTGGCGACCAGATTCCCGCTCCCTTCATTCCGAAATAAATTTGCGATAGGTGCATTTTCCCGGTTGCCGCGATACACCTTTCGTGTATATATGGTGTCATCAACAGCGGATGGAACGGCCAACCGCGATAGGTACGGAGACCTCAGATGACCACCATCGAAACCAATGCCAAGCTTGCCTACGATAACGCAGTAAGCGCGAGGGGGCAGTATTTTTCCGCGATCGACTATTCCGGGCAGACCCGCGAAAGTCTTGAGGTCGAGGCTGCGTGGTTTGTTGACGGCGGCAAGGGCCGGGCCCGCGAAGACCTGACAGACGCCGAGGCGCAGATCGTTGATGCGCTGGAAGCAACCATAACTCACATCGCGCGCATCATCTGGGCAACGCCCGGCTACATCGCCAGCACCAAGTCTTCCTGACAAGCAAATCCCCGGCGCCGCGCGAAACGGCGCCGGGGACCTGTCAACATGAAGCGACGCTTCACTGCCTAGGTTTCGATCCAACATCCCGGAAGCCGGGACGACAAAGGGAAAATACCCATGCATCCGATCAAAATCAACCGCGCTCTTAATGCAGCCGCAATCGGCTCCTGCCCCGGCAGCGCATCCGATATGCTTGCGGCCATCCCCGATAGCGTCGTCGCAGCGCTGCCTGGTCGATTGCTTGCCGAGTTGCTCGACGCCAACTGGCAACTGGCACAGCGCAGCAAGTCGCTTGCCGCTCGTGAGGCGCTGGACGAAGGCGCTGTATGGGACGATCGCCGTGAGCGCATGATCGAATTGGCGGCCGACGGAAGGGCCAACCGCGAATGAAAACGATCTACGCAGCTTGCCTTTCCCGCCTCGGGCTATCCCAGTCCGAAGCGGCTTCGCGACATGGCGTCCGAATCGACACAGTGAAATCATGGTCAGCGGGGCGAAACCCGGTGCCGCAGGGAGCATGGGATGACCTGCGCGCGTACGAAGCACAGATTGTTGACCGCTCCGAAGGAATCCGGGAGGCTTGGGAAAGCAACGGCGAAATTCGCGAGATCGTCGCGACTTGGCAAGATGCTCGCGGCTTGATGGCCCTCGCAGACTTCGTGCTGAACGCGCCTGTTCGACCGGGTTAATCCCCGCAATCATGCCACCCGCTCCACATCGTTGAAATCCATCCCCATCGGCGGCCGCACCGCGCGCGCATCGGCGCCCCGCGCGCGCCAGGCACGCACGGCCAGCGCGCCGCACAGGTCGGCCCGCTCCGCTGTCGTCATCGTCCGGTGCACCACCGGCCCGCGCCGCCGGTCGATCATCGCCACACCGCGGCGCTGCCCGCCGGCGCGGTCGATCGGTCCGGTCAGCGGCGCCATGTCCGCATCGACCAGCACCGTCACCCGCCCGCGATGCGGCCAGGTTACCGCCTGCGGCGCGGGCGGCGCCGCCGGGCGCGGATCGAACATCGCGATCGCGCCCTGTTTCCCGGTCTTTTCGGGCATCCCCTGCAAATTCTGCAGGCTCAGCACGGCAACCCCCGTCACCCCCGCCCCGCCGGCATGGCGCAGGCCGCACAGCGTCGTCTCGATACCTTCGCCCACCGCCAGCGGCACGCCCTCCGGCATCGCGTCATGCGTCACGCCGTCGGCGGGCAGCAACACGCACCCGCCCGCCGCCGAACCCAGCATCTTGCGCGCCATCATCTCGCTGCCGTCGGCGCGCCTGCGCACCATCTTGGCGGTCAATGACGGCGCCAGATAGGTGACGTGCAGCCCGATCGGCCGCCACGCCGCGCGCGCGCCGCCCGGTGCCGCGCGTATCAGCGCCACCATCGCCGGCGCCTGCGGCACATCGCCCGGCCCGCGATCCTCCGGCCATGCCCATATCGGCGCCAGCCCGGCAAAGCGAACGTCGCGCAGCCGGTGCGGCGTCAGCACGTCCCCGGGAACGCCGCGCGCGCGCAGCCAGGTGCAAACGGCATCGAAATCGGGCGCCGAATGCGCCCATATCCAGCGCGCCATTTCCAGCGATCCGACCGGCGGCGCCCCGCTTTCCCGCTGCCGCGATTGCGCCTTTTCGCGCACCAGCGGCGCGGCGGGCAGCCCGGCCCCGCCGCTCGACGATGCGGCGCGATCGAATGCCTCGCGAAACGGCAGATTATAGAAATCCTGCAGGAACCGGATCGCGTCGCCATGCCAGTCGCACCCGTAACAGCGCGCATAGCCCTTGTCGGGATCGACCGAGAAACTGTCCGATTTGCTGCCGTGAAACGGACACTTCCCGCGCGGCTTGGCACCCCGCCCCAGCTTCACCGCCTTGCCGATAATCCCGACGATATCCGCCCGCGCCCGCACTTCGGCGATGCGCTCGCGAAACGCGGCATCGTCCTGTCGGAAAGCGCCGGCATTCACGCGCCTGCTCCATCGTCCAGAACCGCGTCGATCATCGCTTCGTCGACGCACATTTCCACGATCCGCAGCGCCAGCTGCCCGACCGTGATTCCCCGCCGTTCGGCATGCGGCAGCAATTGCGCCGCCCGATCGACCGGCAGCGCGATCGTCTGCGTTACCGGACGCGGGAGCGGGAGCGATCCGGTCACGCGACGGCCTCGAAATCACCGAACAGCCCGCCGATCGCCGCCTGCGGCGCACGATCGCCCGCCACTCGCGCCAGACCGGCGCGCAGACGCTCACGGGCCATCGCCGCATATTCGGGGTTCAATTCGATCAGGATCGCATCGCGGCCGAGCCGATCGGCCACCAGCCCCGTCGTCCCCGCGCCGCCGAACGGATCGAGCACCACCCCGCCCGCCGGGCATCCCGCCATCACGCACGGCGCGACCAGCGCCGGCGGAAACGTCGCGAAATGCGCATCGGAAAACGCGGCGGTGGCGATTTCCCACACTTCGGGCGGCACGATCGGCGCCAGGTCGCGCTCGTAATTGCGCAGCAGACGGCCATTCGCCATTTGCTCGGCACGCGACATCGCGTCCCAACGCTCGTTGAACCCAGAATCGGGGCGCGCATGCCCGCGAACACGCGATGCATGATTTGCCGCGATTGCACTATGCGCCTCGCCCTCACGAACCCAGCCATTCACCGGGCCGCGAGCGCCATCTACCGGCGGCATCCGCACCGCATCGGCATCATACCAGCTGCCGAGCCGCACCCAGCGCGGCCCCATTTCCTCCGGCTTCGTCACCAGCGGACAACGCTCGCTCAGATCCGGCGAAAGGCTCAGCGCCCCGGTATCGCGCGCGCGCCAGACATCTCCGTCACCCGATTTGGTCAGCAGGAAAATCTTTTCATGCGCGCCGGACGGCCGATAGACGCCACTGGAATCCGGCATCGCATTGGGCTTGCCCCACACGATCTCGCTGCGCACCCACCACCCGGCATCCTGCAGCGCGATGGCGAGCCGGTTCGGGATCATGCACAGATCCTTGGGCTTCAGATAACCGCCCGGCACCGGCCCCACCGTCGAAAACGGCTTGTCGCGAAACGTCCGGTCATCGGTCGCCGCCGCCTTGGTATCGGCCGCGCTGCGCCCGTTCGGCGACGTCGCATAGCAATCGCCGTAATTCAGCCACAGCGAACCGGTTGGCTTCAGCACGCGCCGCACTTCCTGGAACACCGCCACCATCGCCGCGATATGCTCGCCCAGCGTCGGCTCGAGCCCCATCTGCCCCGCCACGCCATAATCGCGCAGCCCCCAATAGGGCGGCGACGTGACACAGCAATCGACGCTCTCGGGGGGCAGCTTGCGCAGCTCGGCGATGCAGTCGCCGACATGGATCGTCACTGTCATACCGCCTGCGCTCCCATGTCAGCCACGATCAGCGCCCAGATCTGCGATCCGCGCCCGCTCGACAGTCCCTCGCGGCGGCACCAGCCCTGTATAGACCCGCCCTCGGCAACGAATTCGGCCAGCGAAGCCTTGCGCGCCGCGATCAGTTCGGGATTGGCGCGCGACGGACGCGACTTGCGCGTCCGCCCCTTGCTGCCCGGCTCCCGATGTTCGCCACTCATGGCCGCGCCCCGTTTCGCCAGTATTTCCGCCTGCGTCCGATGCTGGCGAAACGGATATCCCCCGCTTTGCGCACGCGTCCGCAGAGCCCCCCTGGCGAAGGGCCTGCCCGCATCGATCTGCGCGATCGTGCGGCCCGGATAGGGAAAGCGCGCGGTCACGGCGTCAGACCCGGACCGGCATCTGTACGGCGAACAGGCTTTCGTCCGCAGGATCGCGCACGATCGCGGGTGCACTGTCGAGATGCTCCAGGTCGAACTGGAATTCGATGCGCTCGCCATGCAGCACCGCCAGCAGGTCGGCCATATAATGGCTGTTGAACCCGACAGCGAACCCGGCCCGCTTTTCGGGAAAACCTTCGACGTCGATACACATCTTGCCGGACAACCCCACCGCCCGCGCAGAGCTGGTCGTTTCGATTTCCAGACACCCTTTCGGCGAAAAGGACAGCCGCAGTGCGGGATATCCGCCGCCGGGCAGCGTCAGCGCCTGAACGGCACGACGCAGATCGGCGGTGGCAACCGAAACGACAACCCCCTCCCCTCTCGGGATCACCTTCGAATAATCGGGAAATATCCCGTCGATCGTCTTGCTGGTCAGTCGCACCGCGACATCGCCGATCCGCGCTTCGACTTCGCATTGCGTCATCGCTGTCGTTGGCGCCAGGTCGCCCGCGGCATTCGCCGGCGCCGCATTCCCGATCCGAAACGCCATGCCGTCGCCCTTGCTCAGCGGCCCGGTGATCAGCTTGATCGCGTCGCGCGGAATGATCACTCCGTCCAGCGGCATGTCGCAATCGATCAGCGACAGCGCGGCGACAATCAGGCGATGCCCATCGGTCGCCACCGCCCGCACCGTCCATTCATTGATCCGATGCAGAAAAACGCCGTTGAGATAATAGCGGGTTTCTTCCTTCGACATCGCCCGCGACACCCGCCGCAGCGCATCGATATGCGCGGGCGCCAGCGTCGCGGAAAACGCAACGTTGGAAATCGGCGGCGTGACCGGGAAATCGTCGACGTGGAAGTCCTGCGATGATTCCGCCCGGATGTCCGCCGCCGCGATGCCCAGCGGGTCCTTGCCGCCTTCACCCGGCGTCAGTTTTACGGATTTCCCGCCGGCATGATTGAGCAAATGGCGCACCGCACGCGGATTCTGAATCAGGAATGGCGCAGCGGCGTCACCCGAATAGGAACAACGCGCCTCCACCGCCATGTTGAGATCGCAGCCCGTGAAAGAAAGCGCGCCATTGGCCTGCGCCTTCAGCGCCGTCAGCACCGGAATGGTCGATCGCGACATCGACGCCATCGATGCAAGCTCCATCGCCTGCAGCATTGTCTTGCGCTCTACTTCGATCATCGGTTTCTCCTTTCCCTCGCATCCCTCGCATCCCTCGCATCCGCCTGCGCCACCATCCGGCGCAGCGCCTCGCGCAGCTTCGGGCCGTCCGCGCCGTCGCGGTGCAGCCCCGTCATCACGTCCTGGGCAAAGGCGCGCACCTGGCGCGCCGCGAAATCCGCTTCCTCGCGGCCGATCCGACCGGCATCCGCCTGCGCCGCGATCTGCCCCGCGCGCTTTTCGGCCAGCGCCGTGACCGCGCACCGCTCGTCCGCGCGCGCCACCGCATCGACATCGGAAAAGCTGCGCCGCGTCATCGCTCGCACCCTTCCGGCGCCCATGTTTCGGCGCCCGTTTCCCGAATGCGAACCACGCGCAGCTTTTCCGGCATCGCGCCCGGCGCCGACGCTGCCAGCGACCGCGTTTCGATCAGGCCGCGCGTGCGCAGTTCGGACATCAACGTTCCCGCGCGATGCCCGTGCTTGAACCCCAGCATCGCGGAAAGCGCGCGGTCGCACGGGCATCGCTCGCCCGCGTCGGCCAGCGCGACCAGCAGATCCAGCAGCATGCGCCCATCGGGCGAAAGCCCGGCTTCATCCGGTACCGCTTTCGCGGCGGCAAAGGACAGGCCCGTCCGCTCCGCCAGATATTCCAGCAACCCGCCATCGGTGCGCCGCTGCCCGCGCAGCCGGATCAGCCCCTGCGCATGCAATTGCCGCGCCCGCTCGCCAACGCCGCCGCGCGGCAGGCGATCGGCGCGCGCATAGATGCACACCCGCCCCGGCCCCGCCGCGATCGCCCAGCTGGTCAGCGCGTGCGGCGCCGCGACAAAGCGCCCGCCCCCTTCGGCCAGCGGCTCGCCCGCATCGATCGGCCGATGCGCCGCGAAGCCGATATCGGCCGCCGCGCTGCGCGCGCACGCCGCCATCACGCCCGATCCCGCGCTGGTGGCCGAGTCATCCACCCGTGAAATGATACCCGCGCCCAGTCCGCGGAGCGGACCTGACCGCTCGTAAGAAGCGCGATTTCCTCTGCAACGCGATGCGACGGCGTGCCGCCGCCACACACCAGATTGTGCAAAGTCTCGACGGAGACGCCAATCTCGCCCGCGATCGCCGCCGCGACCAGATGCTGCGCCCCCCAAAATCCCGCAAACCACCAGGCGAACCGACGCGCACCCTCGCTCGGCGGCCCGCCGGGCGCCAAAACCGCTACTTCGCCCATTGCGGCCAGCGTGCGAGGATGAACCAACCGCGCCATCACGCCGCCAGCCCCGCCACGTCACGAACCGCCGGGCGGTCGAACCACCCCCGGTCGCAAGCCCGATAGAAATCGCGCGGCCGCACCGCGCCGTCGGTGGCCTGCATCAATGCAAAACCGATCTCGCCGCACGGCAGCAACTGCCCCGACAGCATCCGGTCGATCATGCCGACCTGGATCATCGCCGCATCGGCCAGCACGTCGAACGCGTCATCGCCCCGCTCGCCCAGATACCAGGCAAGCCGATGCGCGCCGTCATTCGGCACTTTCGCCGACAGGTGCATCCGCCGCTTCATTCGCCGCACCCCCGACCCACCAGCTCGCCATGCGCGCCGGCGGTGAAGTCGCGCCAGTCCACCCACCCGTTCGGGCAGTGAAATCCCCATTCACGAACCTTCGGCCCGGTGAAGAACAGCGAAACGAACGGCGCGCCGTCGATCAGCTCGAGCCGATGCGCATCGCTCGCCTTGCGCGACACCAACGACCCCGCCTCGCGGACGAACGCGCCTTCGGTTGTGATTTCGCGATACCGCCCCGAAATCAGAAACGATTGATTGTCCCACGGATGATCGTGCAACGCGCGATCGTCATCGTCGCGCAGCCCCTGGTGCAGATAGACGTTCGCATGCGCGTTGCGCGGGACGATCCACCAGCGCCGCAAATATGCGGGCGACCCGATCACGAAATCGGGCACGCGAAGCATCTGGCGCGCTGCCCATGCCTCCATATCGCTCAGGCTCGCATATTCAATCGGTGTCACCGCCGCCCCTCCATTCCCGCATGCAACTGATTGAGCGCATGGCGCAGCCGCGCGCTCGCGCCGTCCATCCGGTCGAGCCGGTCGAGCGCGTCGGCCAACTCGCCGCGCGTCCATTCGCGATCGGCCATCGCCTCGCGGACCGATTGCGCCTCGGCGCCGAATTCGGACGCCAGATCGATCAGGCACGATTCAACGCTGCCCGAATTCCCCGCCTGCGGCAGCATCATGAACACCCCGCCCGCAATCCGCGCCAGCGCGTTCAGCATGTGCGGCTCCCCCGCACCCAGTTGCGTGATCGTCGCCGCGTCGCGCAGCGTCAGGCTGTCGCGATCGTGCGCGCTGCCGCACCGCGACAACTGACTGGTCGAAAGCCCGGTCTCCGCCGAACACGCCTCCAGCCCGCCCGCCGCCTGAACGGCGCGCTTCGTCGCCAGCGCCAGGCTGCGCTCTTCCTGCGAAAGCTCAGCCATTGCCGCGCCCCTCCGATCCGTCGCAGGGGGAATTCGCCCCGCGCTTTCCCGCTGACGCGCCATGCTGCGGCGCGGTATTTCCCTCCGAAACGGAGGAAACACGCTCGCATGACACGCCCGGCACATCATTCGAACAGCCATTGCCGGCGGGCAGAAAGGGGTCGCGCCCGCCCGCGGCTCCGGCGGCAACCGGGGGAGGGCACGCCGCCGAAGATCGAAAACCATCGCCGGGAAGGCCGTGGCAAGCGCCCTCCCCGGCGGCTACGGTGGACAGGCCCTCACCTTCCACCGGAGACGAACCATGATTCTGGAATTCCAGCCCGATCGCGGACCAACTGTCCTGCATCACGAACCCAAAGCCGCCGTCGCAATCTTCGTGAACGACGGCGACGATCAGACCGGCTTTCTGCTGCACCCGGGCGCCGCCCGTGCCACCGCGATGGCGATGCTCGCCGCCGCGCGAAAGGCCGAAGGCGAAACCGTGCATGCGCTGCCGCTTCAGGGCATCAAGCTCGACGTCACGCACCAGCCCGGGCAGGAACCGACCGGCGTGCTGACGCTGAAAATCAACGGTGCGAATGTGGCGGTAACCTGCGATCCGATGCAACTTGCGGAACTTGCCGCCGGATTCACCGCCGCCAGCAACGCCGTCGACAGGAACTAGCGGCGCGATCGGCAGCCCCCGATACGGCACGATATTCGCTTCGTTCACCCGCGCCGGGCGACTCGACTCGCGCACCATGCGAATGCCGCCGGGCACATAGGAAAGCGGAACGCCGATCATGCGCGGCTGCGAAAACCAGCTCTTGCCGCCGTCGCGCGGCTTCATCACCGCGCCGATCATGCGGGCGCCCCTTCGGAAGTCGGCAAGCCCGACCCGGGCGAACCTTGGTTTCCCATGATCTTGGCAAGACTAGCCGCATCGCAATCGCTGAGCCCGGACAGCGGGCCGAGCTTCAAGCCGAATGCGTCGAACAGTCGAATGGCAAGCGCCTGAGAAGGCGTTCGCGTGCCCCCAAGCAACTGGCTCGCATAGGAAACACTGATGCCGCAAGTCTTGGAGACATCCGTAGGCGTGGGCTTTTTCATGCAACTAACCTTGCAGAATGCAAAGTACGTGACAAGCCCAAAAGTTTGCAATTCGTCTGAGGACCCGCGAACCCACTCCTTGCATATTGCGAAAATGGAAGGCGAATCGATCTTCGACGAAGATGTCGACCGCAGAAGCGGCAACCTCTTGCGCGCATGGCGCGAACACAGAGGAATGACTCAGGAGCAGCTCGCCAGCGCTGTCAACACAACAGGTTCGGTGATCAGCTTGCTGGAGGCAGGAGACAGAAAACTATCTCCAAAATGGCTTTACCGCCTGGCTCCCGCGCTGGATACCACGCCGGGATATTTGCTCGATCATCACCCCGAAGATCTGCCCGACGATATCATCGAAACATGGTCATCAATTCCCCAGGCGCAGCGAAAGCACGCGCGCGAAGTCCTACAGACCTTTCGACACCGTACAGGAACAGAAGACTGAATTTCACATTCTCAGAATGTTGATCGCCCAGTCTATCATGTCCGCACCCTCCGCGCCCGAATCCGGGCGCATGTCCTGCAACAGATCCGCCAGCACGCAAAGGTCGGCTCCGCGCATATTCCGGCAACAGTGAAATGCCGCCATTCGCGACGACGCAGTATCGCCGCGTTGCGCGAATTCCGGCGCGATCATGTTGATCGCCCGCAATTTCGAATCTCGATAGTGCGCACCCCAATGCGAATTATTGAGCCATCGCTCGACCCACTGCCCGAAAAGCGCGCTTTCGGCTGAGCTGATCACACCATCCGCACCGGCCACACCCGCAATCAGAAGGATCGCCGGACGCATTTCCGACCATTCTTCAGGATCGATCCACATCCGGTCTTCATAACGCCCATCGACGTCACGCTCTTCCCTGCCCTTGGCGTTTACAATTTGCGCTTCTGCAATCGCGGCGGTCCGCGATGCCAGCATCGACTCGCGTAACGCGTCTTCGAATTCGATGGACATGTCCGCATGCTGGATAAAATTTTGAAACACCGCCAGAGAGTTTGCGGAATGCAAACATAACGCTTGCGTCGAACTTTGCAGTTTGCAATTATACCTCCGAACCAACGGAGGCTTGCATGGACACGCACCCCAACCACCCGATCCGCCCCGACGGCGAATTCCGCCCGCGCTTTCGCGCGTCAGTTCCGGGTGCCAGGCCCCAGCATCGCGCGCAGTCGCTCGAGCGCTTCGTCGTTGATCATGACATACACGTCCTTTTCCGCCTCCGGATCGGTGAAGCGGAAATAGACGTGCGCGACGCCGCCGATGCGCGCGTTTCCGAACTCGATTTCCTTCGGCCATATCTTGATCTCTTCCACGCGCCCTCTCCCGCAACGGCGGCGAATCGGTGAGCGCCGCGATGGACACGCTACCCGAAATCCCCGCGCCGCGCGCGCCGCAGCCCGAACCCGATTTCGCTGCGCTCGACGAGGCGCTCAACGGTGCCGCCACGGCCGTCGCCGATCTTCGCCGCCATGTCGAAACGCTGCAGCGGCATTTCGAGAACCAGGCCGAACCGCGCGCCCGCATCGAGGCGAACAGGCAGGCTTTCGACGCTGATCTGATCGCGAAACAGCGCGCCGAACTGATCGAAGCGTTCGATGTCGATTGCGACGGCTTCACCACACAGGAAGCCGCAATCATTCTGTGCGCGCCGGAATGCGCTGATCATCTTGGCGACAGGCTTAAGGCGATGGGCTTCTACGCAAGAGATGTCCCCTGGTCGAACGGCAATGGATGCGGCCTCGAGCAGCGTTGGTTCGACAAGGCCCAAGCGGAGGCCGCATCATGATGCACCCCCGCCCCGCTGTCAGCGCCCGCTTCCGCCGCGTCCATTGCGACGCCGATCGCGCCCGCGACTGGCGCCTGCGCTGGCGCCCGCGCCTGGAGCGCGCGACGCGATACGCCGCGTGGATCATCACCGGCATCGCGCTTGCAATGGCCGCCATGTCGATGGGGCTGCAGCCATGATCGCGCCGAATGATCCGAATGACGATCGCGAGCGCGACGAGGAAGTCGAACGCTTCGTCGCCCGCGCGGGCAGCAGCTTCGCGATCCTCCTGTTCGCCGTCGCCATACTCGTAATTCTCCGCTGGGCGGGATTGGGGATAGACCAATGACGGACATGCGTCAGGGCATCGTCGGCGCGGCAGCCGACACGCTCGATCGCGTCGAAGCGCTGCGCAGCGGCACGCCGATCACGCCCCCTGCGGCGGGTACGCGCGGCGCGCTGATCGAAGCCGCCGCCCGCGCCATCGTCGCCGCCGAAGTGATCGACGCCGCATTCGGCGGCCCGGAGGGCGAAGGCCGATGAAACGCCAATGCATCTGCCGCCGCCGCAAATGCGCGCGCCACCGCCAGCGCTGGGAATATTTCTGCAGCGACTGCTGGAGCCGCATTCCCCCGCGCCTGCGCGCGCTGATCACCCGGGCGAGCAAGGAAAAGCGCATCACCGCCCGCGATCAACTCCGCGCCCACGCCGAGCAACATCTCGACGGAACGCGCCCCTGGAGCAGCGCGCCGGTCGAGCCATGCCGAACGGAGGCCGCCGAATGACCAGAATTCACGGTTCAACCACGAAGGAGAAGACGATGAAACAAGTATTGATAACCACCGCCCATCGCGGTGTCTTCGCCGGCGAAATCGCCGACGATCAGGATATCACCGCCAAGGCGATGCCCCTGAACAACGCCCGCATGGCGATCTACTGGGGCACTACCAAGGGGCTGATGCAGCTCTGCGAAACCGGCCCCACCGAAAGCAGCAGGATCAGCGCCCCGGCCGATATTCCGGTCCTGCACGATATCACCGCCGTTTTCACCATCACGCCCGAAGCATGGGCGAAATGGCAAGAGGCGTGACGATGTACGATCCCGTGATCACGGCCGACGACGTGATCCGGGCCGGCGGTGCCTGCGCCGATGGCGTGGGCACCGTGGTACAGCGTCACTGGAAACGCCTTTCCGCCGCAATGCCCGCCTCGCGGGTATTGCGGCTGCTCGGCAGCGATCAGCGCAGATATGTGCTGATCGCTGCTGAGCTCGACGGCGACGGCGACGGCGACGGCTACGGCTACGGCTACGGCTACGGCGACGGCTACGGCTCCGGCTCCGGCTCCGGCTACGGCTCCGGCTACGGCGACGGCTACGGCTACGGCTACGGCTACGGCGACGGCTACGGCGACGGCGACGGCGACGGCGACGGCTCCGGCTACGGCTACGGCTACGGCTACGGCTACGGCGACGGCTACGGCTACGGCTACGGCTACGGCGACGGCGACGGCTACGGCTACGGCTACGGCTACGGCTACGGCGACGGCTACGGCTACGGCTACGGCTACAGCTACGGCGAGGATGACGAATGAACGCCTCGCCGCCCATATTCGTCGGCCGCTCCTCGCTATGGAACAATCCATTCGAGGGGCGGCCCAAGATCGGCGCCGAACGCGCGCGCATCCTGTACGGCTATTGGCTGCCCGGCACGCTCCACCCCTATGTGCTTCGCTGCGCGGGGTTCGGCCATGACGAAATAGACGGCCTGGAGCGCATGCGCAAGCGTGTCGTGGCCAGTTTCGACCAACTGCGCGACCAACGCCTGATTTGCCGCTGCGGCAACCCGCGCACCTGCCACCGACCCATTCTCGCGCGCGCATCGGAGGCCGCCCAATGACCCCGCTGATCATTGACAATTTCGCCGGCGGCGGCGGCGCGTCCACTGGCATCGAGGCCGCGCTCGGCCGCGCCGTGGATATCGCCATCAATCACGACGAACAGGCGATCCGCATGCACGCGGTGAACCACCCCGGCACCCGCCACATCCGCAACAATATCTGGCGGATCGACCCGCAGGAAGTCTGCGAGGGCCGCCCGGTGCGGCTCGCCTGGTTCAGCCCCGACTGCAAGCATTTCAGCAAGGCCAAGGGCGGCAAGCCCCGCGAAAAGTCCATCCGCGATCTCGCATGGATCGTCGTGTTGTGGGCGCAACGCGTCAAACCCGACGTCATCCTGCTTGAGAATGTAGAGGAATTCCGCACCTGGGGGCCGCTCTGCGACGAAGGCCGCCCGATCAGGGAGCGCGCCGGCGAAACCTTCGACAAATGGCAACGCGCCCTGCGCCGCGAAGGCTATAAACTCCAGTTCCGCGAGCTGCGCGCGTGCGATTACGGCGCGCCCACCATCCGCAAGCGATTCTTCATGATCGCCCGCCGCGACGGCAATCCGATCGTCTGGCCCGAACCGACGCACCGCCCGCCCGGCGATGCCGAATTCACCGCATGGCGCACCCGCCAGCGCAAGCTCGGCTTCAAGGTGCCCTCGGCGAACCTGCCCCACTGGCGCACCGCCGCCGACATCATCGACTGGTCGATACCCTGCCCCTCGATCTTCGAGCGCAAGAAGCCGCTCGCCGAAAATACGCTGCGCCGCATCGCGCACGGCATCATGAAATTCGTGGTCGATAATCCGCGGCCGTTCATTGTCGCGACGGACTTCAAGAATACGCGCGCGTCTCGCGTCTTCGATATTGAGGATCCGTTGCGAACGCAGACCGCGCAACCTGCGACGGCCGTCATCGTTCCCACCATCGTCGGCTGCGGCGGACGGCGCGGCCAAAGCGGCCCCACCGATGTCGAACGGCCCTATCCCACCACCACGGCCAAGGCCGATAGCTGCCTCGTTTCCGCTCATCTGGTGCAAACCGGCTATGGCGAACGCGAGGGGCAGGCACCGCGCGCGATCGATGCGCAAAAGCCGCTCGGCACCGCGGTGGCGGGCGGCGTTAAACACGCCGTCGCCACGGCCCGGCTGATGGCCGCCCATTTCGAACAGGCGAACGGCGGTCCTCGGAACGAAAATCTGGCAGGCCGACCAGCGGACGCACCGCTGTCGACCGCAGCCACCACCGGATCGCAACAACGTGTCGTCACCAGCAACCTGGTAAAGCTGCGCGGCACCTGCGCCCACGGCCAGCGCACCGACGAACCGCTCCACACCGTCAGCGCCGGCGGCACGCACATGGCCGAAGTCCGGGCCTTCCTGATCAAATATTACGGCGGAACGTCATCGGACGAAGGTCACGGCCTCGATAGCCCGCTCGGCACCGTCACGGTGCAGGATCGCTTCGGCCTGGTGACCGTCACGATAGAGGGCGAGGAATATGTCATCGTCGACATTGGCATGCGCATGCTCACTCCGCGCGAGCTGTTCAACGCGCAGGGCTTCCCGCCCGATTATGTGATCGACCGCGACAGCAACGGCGATCCGATCACCAAGACGGCGCAGGTCGCCAAATGCGGCAACAGCGTCTGCCCTCCCATCGCCGAGGCCTTGGTACGCGCACAATTCGCCGAGACGGCCGCCGATCGCAAATCAGATGGAGTCGCCGCATGACCCCCGGCACGAACGATATCGGCGACTGGCCCGCCCTGCGCGCGACAGCCGAGCGGATCCGCGACGATCGCGCGCGCAGCGATCCGGCAGCTGTAGAGGCGGGCAGGATGACAAAGGAAGCCGCCCGCGCCCGCGTCCGCGTCGCCGATGCGCTTGCAACGCTATGGCAATGCGTCGCCGAACATCGCGACATTCCCGAACTTGCCGCCTGCGATGCCGAAATCCGCGCCGATCTCGCCACGGCCCGCGCGGCGGCGGAGCGCGTTTCGGCCGCGCGGCCCGATCATGTTCCGCTCGCGCTTCACGCCGCCCGCATAGCCACGCTGGCGCATTACCACGCGCCATATCGCGCCGGCGCCCATATCGCGCTGATTCGCTTCCTCCACGCCTGCAATCAACAGGCGCGCGTCGACCGCGAACCGCGCAGGGCGGCGGCGTGACCGAAAACAAGCCTCCCTTGTTACAAGGCTGCTCTGCAAAGGGCCGCAACCGTGCGCCCGGCCAACAGACCAGCGCATGGCCGCTCCGTCCCTGCCCCGAATGCATGAAGCTGTTCGAACCGAAAGTGGCGAACCAGATGTTCTGCGCGCCGACACACAACGCCGCATGGAACAATCGCGCCACCGCGCGCGGGCGCGTGCTGACACCGCTCGCCTTCGTCGCGCGGATCACCCGGAACGGCACGCGCGGGTCGGACGAAGCGCGCAAGGCCGGGCGGGAGGCGAGCAATCAGCAGAACACACTGATTCAGCGCTGGCGCGACGAAGATCGCGCCGCCGGGCGCATGGAATGGGGGGAATATATGGCCCGCCGATATCGCCTCGGCTTCGACCCACTGACATGAACAAAGCGACCAAACGCAGCTATCCAACGAAGGCGAAGGTAGAATTCGCCGTCGCGATGGCGCGTGAAGTTGCCGGCATCGATCAAATCGGCGCGATCGTGTTCGGCCCGGACGGATCGATCCGCGTCGAGCGAAAGACCGAATCGGTTGCCGACGAATATGAACAGTGGAAGGCTGGTCGCGGAAGGAAATGACCATGCCCGCCGGCCTCCACATCGTTCGCAAGCTGCGTAACGGAAAACCTGCCATCTGGTACGTATATGCATGGCGCGGCGGCCCCTGCATCCACAGGCAGGAGGGCGGCCAGCGCCCGGCTGTCACCGCCACCTTGACTGACAAGGCCGCTGAAGCCCGGCGCGAGTTGCGCACTGCCGACGACGGCACGCTTGCCACGCTGATCGCCGCATTCAAGGCACCGACGACGCCCGAATGGAACAGGCTCGCGCCATCGACGCGCGCGACATGGACAACATGGCTGGACCGCATCCGCGAAGAATTCGGCGATACCCCGCTGCGGATCGTGGCCGATCGGCGGTTTCGCGGCGACGTCCTCGACTGGCGCGACCGCTGGATCAATCAGCCGCGCAGCGCGGACATGGCGATCCAGACATTCTCAAGACTACTGAGTTTCGGCGTCGATCGCGCGCGCATTACAACGAATGTGCTGACGGGCATCGATCAGCTATACGAATTCGATCGCTCCGATGTCATTTGGGAACCGCGGCACTTCGACATGCTTCGACCGCACGCCTCGGTGGAAGTGATGGAAGGCGTCGAACTGGCCGCCGCGACCGGACTTCGCCGCGGCGATCTGGTCAGACTTCCGTGGACCGCGATCGGCGAACACGCGATCATCTGGCGCACCAGCAAGAGCCGGGGGCGCAACCTTGTGACGATCCCCCTCTTGCCGGAAACTCGCAAGCTTCTCGATCGCATCCGCACGCGCCACGCGGCGGCGATGGCAAGGCAACGCCCGAACCGCCGCAAGCCCCTGCCCGAAACCGTGCTGTCGAACAGCCGATGGCAACCCTGGCAACCGGGCGGCTTCGGCTCGCGCTTCAACGATGCGAAAAGAGACAGCGGCCTGGATCTGCACCTGCACGATGTGCGCGGCACCTTCGCCACCCGCTGCATGATCGCCGGGCTGACCGATCAGGAAATCGCCGATATCCTCGGATGGAGCGTCAAGGAAGTCGCCGCGATCCGGGTCAAATATGTCGATCAGGCACGCGTAGTCGTCGCCATCGGAGAGCGCATCGCAAGGGCATCAGTGTAA